CCGACTTGCAAGAAGATATAAATCAAAACTAAAGAAGTTTTGAATTGAATTTATCTTAAGTATACCACAGGAGCTAAGCAATGGAAAGAAAAGAAATAGATCAAGCTATTAAGCATTTATATGGCAAGGAAACAACAGCCATACCAGATGATAGATACCTTGAACGTAGAGGACAGGAATATTTATCAAATCAAGGTTGGTTAGAACGTGAATTATTAGGAGGAAATAAACATGAACCAATTAATCAAAATGCAAAAAGGCATTACTGAGGCAGTAGGTAAGAGAATCAAAACTCTTGAAGATGAAGGCTTAGCTTTACCAGAACAATACAGTGCTAAGAACGCATTGAGTTCAGCATTTTTTACTTTACAAAAGGTATACGGTATTGAAAAAGCAACACAAGAGAGCATAGCAAATGCTTTGTTGGATATGGTAACTCAAGGCTTAAGCCCTGCCAAAACTCAATGCTATTTCATTGTTTATGGTAACGAGTTACAGATGCAACGATCATATTTCGGAACGGTCGCAGCGTTGAAACGTTTGACTAACGTAAGCAAGGTTAAAGCTGAAGTAATTCACGAAGGCGACGTTTTCGAGATTGGCTCAAATGAAGACATGGAAATGATCGTTACTAAGTTCGAGCCTAAATTCGAGAACATGAACAAACCAATTATTGGAGCGTTCGCAATGATTAAGTTAGAAGATGGCTCAATCAATTATACAGTGATGACTAAAGAAGAAATTGATAAATCTTGGCAACAATCCAGAAATAAGAATAACAAGGTTCAACAGAACTTTGGACAAGAAATGGCAAAGAGAACTGTTTTAAATCGAGCTGCCAAGATGTTTATCAATACAAGTGATGATAGCGACCTATTAACTGGAGCTATCAACAATACAACAGAAAACGAGTTTGAACGTGAAGAACCTAAAGAAATTCAAGCTCAAGAAAAACAAGCAAACGAGCTTATTAACAAGGCTTTAAACAAGCCAGAAGAAACTAATAAGCAAGAACCAGTTGAAGAACCAAAAGAAAAGCCTGATGCAAATGATGAAGTAGTTATTGAAGATACTGAACCGGCAGAACCAGCGGAAGTAGAATCAGACGAAAATCAAACAGAATTGTTTGATGAGTTCGGATTAATTAAGTAGGTGGAACTTATGGAATTAACGCAAGAAAATTACTACAGCCACGATACAAGTTGGAAATATATGAGTGTATCACTCTTTAAAGACTTTCTAAATTGCGAGGCTCAAGCCTTAGCAAAGCTTAAAGAAGAATGGCAACCGGTAAGCGATCCAACAGCTTTATTACTTGGAAATTATGTTCATTCGTATTTTGAAAGCAAAGAGGCACACGATAAATTTTTAGAACAAAACAAAAAATCGTTATTCAAGTATGGAAACCCAGAGAAAGGAATCAAGAAAGATTTCGTTAAGGGCGACGAAATGATAAAGGTACTTGATGAAGATGAGGCTTTTAGAAATATCTACATGCCAGGCAAAAAAGAAGTAATTGTTACTGGAAACCTATTCGGACATGAATGGAAAGGCAAAATTGATAGCCTGATGCTTGATAAAGCGTACTTTTGCGATATTAAAACAAATCAAGACCTCCACAAAAAACACTGGAGTGAAGATTTAAACAGATACACCAATTTTATCAGTGCATACGGCTATTACATGCAAATGGCAGTGTATAGAGAGCTTATAAATCAAACATTCAATGTTGATTGCCAACCGTTCATTTTTGGAGTTAGCAAACAAACTCCACCAGACCACGAAGCATACAGTTTTAACAGTCCGGATGCTCAATTTTTTATGACTGAAAGCTTGGAAGAAATCAAGGAAAATCAAGATCATGTATTTAAGGTTATGAACGGAGAAACAGAACCTAAACGTTGTGGAGTTTGTGAGTATTGCAGGCAAACAAAGAAGATAACAGCATTTATAGATGCTAATGATATTGAAATTTATTAGGAGTGATAAGCAATGACATTAGGCGAATTGATAGCACTAAAACAATCAATTGATGTTTATAAAATACTACTTTTTAAAGCAGAAGTTCCAGTAACTTTAGGGAAAGAAACTTTTGAAACTTGGTTACCAAAACTGGATGCAGCACAAAAAAAGCTATCTAATTTCATTTTGGAAAATGAAGGTAAAGACATAATTTTCTAAAAATCAAAGTCAGTGAACTTACAACACCGAGTGGGTGAGATGCCCATTAGAGAGGAGAAAGAACAATGGAAGAAAATCCAATGAATGAAAAGCCAGGCTACTACTCAATTCTAACCGCAAATGTTAGATATGATAAAAGGCTCAAAGCAAATGAAAAATTGCTATTTAGTGAAATAACAGCATTATCAAATAAATATGGATATTGTACAGCTACAAACAGTTATTTCTCTAAATTATACGAAGTATCAAAAACTAGCATATCAACTTGGATAAACAACCTTAAAAGATGTGGATATTTAGAAATTGAAAAGATTTATAAAGAGAATTCAAAAGAAATTATTCAAAGGAAGATGTATCCACAAACTAACCCTATTAAAGAAAACTTAAATAGGTATTCAAGAAAAGTTAAAGGGGGTATTAAAGAAAACTTAAACACCCCTATTAAAGAAAACTTTAAGGATAATAATATAAATATAAATAATATAAATATAAATAGTAGTAGTAATAAGGGATCCAGTTCTGACGAACAAATCAATGCTTTTACAGCATATCAAATGACAGGAGCAAGCCTTACAGGAAGACAACAACCAATACTGGTTGATTATGTAGATAGGTTAGGGCATGAGTTAGTAGTACATGCGATTGAGTACATGGAAGATCATACTAAACGACCTAATTTTTCATACTTAAGAACGATTTTAAACGATTATGAAGATAATCATATAACGACAGTTGAAGATGCAATAAAGAATGAAGAACGTTTTAAGGAACATAGACAGAAACAAAAGAATAAGCAAAACAAAAAGAAGTCTATGTTTATAGATGCTAGAACACAAGATCATAGTAAATCAGATGAAGAGGCATGGGAGGCGTTTTGGAATGGATAACCTAGGGGACGCAATCAAATTAATGTTTGCTAAGCATTTCATAGATATTGGAGCTTGTCCACAATGTGGAGCTAGGTTATACGTTCCTAAACCTAGACCTGATATTGGAGGAGCTTGTCCAACGTGTGGATATATTGACAGTAACAAGCACGTCAAACGTACTGATGAAGATTGGACTTTAGAGGCTAGAAAGAATGATCAAATAAATTATTTTACGTCAAATTCAATTTTACCAAGTTTAAACATGATGAGTAACGAATTTAGAAACATGAAAAGGACGCCAAATCTAAATGGAGTACTTGAAACAGCAATCGGAATTGCAAACAGAATGGCAAAACCTAATCACAGAGTAATCCATTCATTATTTTCAGGAGCTAGTGGCAGAGGGAAGACACATACAGCAATAAGCATAATCAACGAAGTTTGGAGATTAACCAATTATCAATACAAATTCATATTCATTGATTATCCATTGTTTGTATCTATGCAACAACAGGCAATTAATGATAGAGAAGCGCAGAAGTTACTGGATCGAGTTATGAATCAAGTCAGAAAAGATGCTGATTGTGTAGTGATTGACGACTTGGGGACAGAGCCACAAATGGCTAATGATTGGAACTCCAGTAAATTCAACGAAATTATGCGATACAGAGAAGACAAAGACATTATTATCACAACGAATCTAGCACCAGAAAACATTGCGGACAAATACAATGAACAAACCATGTCAAGGCTTAGGAAGTTCGCAAAAGGCAACTTTATCAACTTTAAAGAAAACATACCAGATTATAGGAGGGCTATGTAATGCGAGTAGAAAAGATGATGCTAGATGATAACGAAATTACATACACGATTGGAGAAATTAAGTTCCGTTATCGAGTTGAGCAAAGACCAAATATCAAGGTCGGTCAAGAGGTGGAACTTGTGGACTTGATCCGTAAGACAAGACCTTACTTGGTTATGAGTGCAGAAACAGAAAGACAAATGGAGGGCTAGGAATGAATAGATTAAGACAAGTTAGAAAGCAACGAGGACTAACACTTGAAGAATTAGCTAAAGAATTACAAGAAAAAGAAAATTTAAAAATTGTTCCAAATGGGCTTGGTAAATATGAACGTGAAGAACGTGAGCCAAGACGTGAAACATGGATTAAGTTAGCTGATTACTATGATGTGCCAGTAGCTTACTTGATGGGCTTGCCAAGTGGCTTAGTAGAATATATCGATCGTTTAGGAAATATGACTTTTGAAAGCTTACAAGATGCAATTATTCATTGGGGTTATGAAAGAAGTATCGTAAGTCCTAAGAACACGCCAAAGCAGTTTATGAAAGTAACCGAAGAGCTTGGAGAACTAGCTGAGGGAATCAACAAGGATAATCAAGGACAAATCAAAGACAGTTTGGGCGATATCTTAGTTACTTTGATTATTCTATCAAAAGACTTAGACGTTGACTTGCTAGATTGCTTGAGAGGCGCTTATGACGTTATCAAGGATAGAACAGGTAAAACAGTAAACGGCGTATTTGTTAAGGAGGAAGATCTACATGAATAACGAAATTGAACAATTATTATTAGTCGGACATGACAAAGGATATACAGACGGACATAGCGACGGTTATGGAGATGGATACAAAGACGGATACGAGAGCGGAATCAAAAAGGGTATTGAGTTAGGACGCAAACAAATTCTAATGGAGATTGCAAGTACTTATGGAATTAACCTTTAATATTGAGCCACAACAACAAGAGCGACCCAGAGCAACAGGGCGTGGCAGATTTATCCGAGTATATGATCCACCGAAAACAGCTAAATTCAAACGTGAGTTAAAGCAGATGGCAACAGAGATGTATCACGATGCACCACTCGAGGGTGAAATCTATCTCAAAGTGGCTTTTTATCGAAAAATTCAAAAGAGCATATCGAAAAAAGAACACGATAGGCGGGCGTCAGGGGAACACAGACCGATTGTAAAAGCTGATCTGTCGAATTATCTTAAGTCGTTTGAAGATGCCTTAAACGGTGTTTTATGGAAAGACGACGCAATGATTGTTCACGAGGAAATCGACAAATATTACTCAGACAATCCAAGAATAGAGGTTGAAATTTATGCGAAAGAAACTTAATGGATGTAAATGTTCTGTGGCTGGGTGCGACAGAAAAGCGACAGGTTGGCAAGACAGTATGGCTTATTGCAATAAACATTGGCTCCGAATTTACACAAACGGTGATGTTAGATTGCACGGCAAGAAAATAAAAACGAAGTATATTAAACTCGAAAAATATGCCGAGGGAGTAACAAGCAAAGGAATTAAGTTTAAGTTCGATTTAGATGACTGGGATAAAGTAACACGACACAGTTGGTCAGTGTTGAAGTCTGGTTATTTAGTTTGCACCTATAAGCAAGAACAAATACGTCTTCACAGATTAGTCACCAACGCACCAGATAACGGATTAGTTGTAGATCACGTAAATGGTGACAAGTTAGACAACAGAAAAGAAAATTTAAGAATCACAACACAAAAAAATAATTCACGAAATTTGGGTTTGCAAAAGAACAACAAAACTGGAGTTACAGGCGTAAGCAAAACACCAAACGGAAAATATCGTGCGCGAATCATGGTGGACAGGAAAGAGATATGTCTTGGAACGTTTGAAACTCTAAAAGAGGCAGCTATTGCAAGAAAAAATGGAGAAACCAAGTACTTTGGGGAATTCTCCAGAAATCACAATTGAAGTAAAGGAATTGAAAAATGATGAAGAGAGAAATCAAAACTAAAGTAGAGTTATACAACGATAATTTTGAAAACTTTAAAAGATACAACATACCAAAAGCACAACTAATTATTGCAGATATCCCCTACAATATTGGAAATAACTTTTATGCTAGTCGGTCAGATTGGTATGTTGGGGGGGGACAACAAGAACGGAGAAAGCGAGAATGCTAATGCCTTAGCTTTCAACAGAGATGAAAACTTTAATGTTATCAATTTTATGAAGTTTGCTAGAAAGCTACTCAGAAAAGAACCAAAGGAAGTAGGCAAAGCTCCAGCAATGATTGTGTTTTGTGGCTGGCAACAAATCAACATGTTAGCAGAACAAGCAAAGAAAGAAGGCTTTAAACATGCCTATCCATTGACTTTTAACAAGAAAACAAGTTCACAAGTGCTAAAAGCAAATATGAAGATTGTAGGAGCTACAGAATACGCACTTGTGTTGTATCGTGAGAAGTTACCAAAATTCAACAATGATGGACGTATGATTGTGGATCACTTCCCATGGGTAGTAGATAACACTTATCCTAAAATTCACGCAACACAGAAGCCTATACCAGTATTAAGACGATTAATTGAAATATTTACAGATCCAGGAGACGTTGTAATTGATCCTTGTGCCGGAAGTGGTAGCACGTTAAGAGCCGCAGCTGAATTAAATCGTAGTGCATACGGTTTTGAAGTTGAAAGAAAAATGTGTGAGAAAGCCAAAGAAAAGATGCTGGGACACGCTGAAATATTATTAGTTTAAATGAACATAAATAATTTCACAGTGTAAGAATAGTCTAAATGGAGGAAAAAACATGAGTTTTGAAGAAGAATTTAAGAAAGTTGACAAGCAATCAAAGGAAGTTAGCAAGACAGCAGAAAACATTTTGAGATTGCTCGATAAAAATGGATATGATGACGCAATAGTTATTTTGAGAAAAGATCAAGCAGTAGGAGCAGCATCCTCTAATTTGGATAATGAATTTACACCGTTAATGTTAAGTTTTCTTTATGGAAAAATGAACGCATTAAATAAGGCAAGGTTCGCAGTTAAGATTTTAGGCATTAGTGAAGAAGAGTTAGTTAATAGCATGTTGGAGGTAGAAGATGAAGATTAATTTTGATAGTAAACGTGAACTTAAAGAACTTTATCAAGTTGGAAATGTTATCAAAGATTATACTAATACTTTATATCTTATCGTTGGTAACGTTGAAGATGGATATGCAATGGTTAATTTGACTAATAACAATGTTACTGAAAAAGTTAGTACCCTTGAAGAATTGGCTGATACATATGGAGAAGATGAAGATGTATTAGTTAATGCAGAGATAAACGTATTTTAGGAGGAACAAGAAGATGAAGATTAATTTTAAGAACAAAGCAAAATCTGAAGATATGTACAAAGTTGGGAATGTTATTAAAGATGAAAGCGACATTCTGTATCTTATAGCTACAAATATAGATGGTGGATATTCACTTGTCGATTTAAGCAATAATCAAGTTTTTGCAACTTTTAAAACACTTGAAGATTTAATTATGAAGGCAGGAGACGAATACGATAAGTTAATAAACGTAGAAATAAACGAAATTTAGGAGGAACAATGAAAATCATAAATATAACGAGAATCATATCGCTTATTTTAGTAATCTCAACAACTATTATTGGATTGACAAAAGATTTACCGATTGAGACGACAATAGCAATAATGACAATTTCAATAAATCAAAAATTGATAGAACTAATGGAAAAGCTTAAGTAGGAGGAATCACAATGAACAACAACGAAAGAGAAGTAACAATATTTTTAGCAAGTGGCAAGACGTTACATTTTAAGCACGTTAAAAGTTGCCAGGAAGTTGAAGAGTTTGAAGATGAATTTACCTTGATTATCCACTATCACGGAGAAACAACAGGCAAAGACAGAGTTGTTAGATTTGGTTTAATGAACGACAACATTGTCGGTTATGCAGTAGATGAAGAACTAAACAAGTTTTAATATTTGACCTTAGTAAGTCGTTAAACTACTAAACGTTTGAACGGTATACATTCACACAATGCCGTGTAACAAATCAGGATCTCAAACAAACGTTAGGCTTAGTATCTGTCAAAGGATGCTGAGTCATAGGCGATAAAGATGCAAGGGAGCTACACAAAACAAAAAATTATTACAAAGGTAGGTGTAATTTTCCCTTTTCCATTATTTCATACGTAGCAACCAAGCAAATTTATTGTCGAAACCAGACTTTCCTTTAAATACACAATAGTTACAGACAGTAAAATTTTGAGCAAAAAAATTATGAAAGAAGGCACAGACCTTCGTAAATTCTTCGTAAGTCTGTAACTAATCCACCTTGTATCCGCAAGATTTGAGCCGGTCGCACGTTTTGAGGGCGTGGCAAGGTATTATACCGGTATAAAAATAAAACGATAGGAGAGCTAAAAATGGAGCTTATAACAGCAATAAATGCACTAGAACAATGGCGACCAATTATGGAATGGGACGAACATATCAAGGAACTACCAAACGAATTAAAAGAGTATTGGGACATGATTTTAAAAACAAGAAATACAGGAAGATCAGCAGACAAAATAGGATTGTCAAAGGTTGAAATTAGAGAAATATCTGAATTGATTAATAAGGATATGCTACCAACTAAAGCATTTTGGAAATATGGAATCAAGTATTCAAGGCAAAAAGCTGAAATATTAGGCATGAAAGATGTTATTGATAATTATTATAGGCGAGTTAAGTCGTATTACTTAGTAGATGTTGTTGCTAAAGAAAAGCGTCAGTTTTACAGTTTGCAAGATGTCGCTGAGTTTTTAGGAAGAAAAGATTATAGGTCAATTTCTAAATACATTGATAGAGGCTTATTAATCACAAGAACGAGTTACAAGATTTACAAATACAGAACATTCAAGAAAAGGAAGAGATTTTAAGATGAAAAAGAACATGGCATTAATTTTTACAACAATTTCAGTAATGAGCTTGATTGCAGTAATTACAGGATACGTACTTGATGCAACAGGATTATATGGAGCCGGCTTTTATTTAATAGGAATTGGCGAAA